CCCGCCCCACATTCCGAGAAGCCCGCCTGTAGCTTGCCCGTTGTTGTCATACGGGTACATTACTTTCCGCCTCCCTTACCGCCGCCGCTGTCGGTTTCAGTTGTGCTTTCGCCCTGCCCGCCATAGGAGCCGCCGACCAAATTAAGATAGTTCTGCAACGCGAGCATGTCTTTCTGCTGGTTGTAGTTCCAGCGGTCAACGTCAGCGTCAACTTTACTCTGGTTGTAGTCATCCAGCGAAGACCCAGCCTGAGCGAGCTGCGAGGCATCCGTGTAAGCCTGATTGCTCAGAGACTGTGCGGGAGTAGCCGCGGCAATCTGAGAGTTCACGCCCTGATTGTAGGCGCTCGCGGCATTACCCGCCGCGCTCACGGCCTGATTGTAGGCATTGCTGTACATCCCGTTAGCCAGGTTCTGGTCAGCGTCCGCAATGGCGTTCGCCTGCGCGCCGGAGCCAAAACGTCCAGCCTGAGAGAAATTGCCGTTGATTGTGGCGTTCGCCTTGTCAGCCGCATGGCTGTAAAGACTGTCGATATACGGGTTCGTGGACTGCGCGTACTGATTAAGCGCGTTCAGGCCCGTATTGCCAGCCATAGCCGAGCCGTTAAGAATACCGGCCATACTGGACGCAGCGTTATCGATATTCGCGTCACCGCCCGTCGCGCGGGCGTTAATCATGCTGCGGGCTGTAGTCGTATACCCCGATTCATCCGCTACGGTAGAATTGGGGTAATAGTTTCCCGCGAGGCCGCCCGATTCATAAAGCCGGGCCGCTTCAGGGAAGACGCCTTTGACTTCGACACCCTGAGAATTTTTGCCCCCGATGAGATAGGGGATTTGGGCCCCCCAAGGGGCCGCACTGCTGGTGGTAGTGGATTCTCCACCGCCGCCGCCTTTTCCGCCTCCGCCGCCGCCACCCATGGCGAAACCTCCGTTATAAATCTAATCCTGATACCGGGACGGTCATTCTTGTATGTTCTGTCACTATACCGTCAATATTTTGACGCCTGCTGTAGATATAGCACGAACCGGGTAATCGCGCCACATCCCTGCCTCCTGCCAAATGGGCGACTTTGAGCGCCGGTTCATTTGTCGCGGCGACCGTTCCAAGAACGCGGTCAATCGCGTATTCCCCGTTTTTACGGGCGTAAAGCCATTGCGCGAGCATCCCCACGGTGACAGCCAGCTGTAAGGGCATCCCCTCATGGCGCCGCACGCCGCAGGGGAGCGTGCAGAAATGGCCCCATGCCGTGCGCCCGCTTATATTGTTGAGCGCGTACATGGCCAGAAGCTCGCCATTCAGCAGGATGAACCACGGCAGGTTGCTTCCGTTCCGGCACCACCGGATATAGTCCGGCAGAGAGACTTCCGGCCGGTCATAAAAGAACTTTTCAAGACGGCCGGAGGCTTTAGCTTTCTCCCAGAAGAAAGCCAGCCCCCGGTTGCTCACATCATCAATGAATCTGTATTCTAGTCCCATCAGAACCACTTCTTCAGATTGTACGCCGTGCGCTCAAGCCATCCGGCATCAGGGCCAGGCATCGTGTTCCCGTTGCGGTCATAGTACGTGGGGCTTGTGCCGGGCGGCACCGCTTCCCCCGTATAAGGCATGTACAGCGTCCTGTTCAGGTGCAGGCCGTATTCAGGACGGAGGCCGGATCTCTCCATGGCCGCCTTATCTTCCGGCGTCATCTGCGCGGCGCCTTCAGCGGCCTGCTGTGCCGTACCCTGCCGCTGATACTGTGGATCGGGAACGTTTACGCTCATATATGCCGGCGCCCCCTGCCCCATGAAATAGAGGAGGCCGCCGAGGCCGGCAAGGTCAACGGGCGGGTCATTTGGGACGGATACGGCCGGAGCCTGTACGCGGGGAATGGCGCCGCCTGCACCAGCGGCCGCGGTAGTTTTCCCGGCAGGCGTCTTGTAAAGTCCGCCGTACTGCGGAGTGTTATTTCTGGAAAAGCCGGAACCTGCCATTAGAACAGACCTCCCAAAAGACCGTTAAGAGCGCCCATACCAGCGCCTACAGCGGCGCCCGTGGGACCAAAGAGAGAACCAACAGCGCCGCCCATACCGGCATTGCCAAGCATCTGACTTTGACCGGAAGTAAGCCTGCCGTTTCCATTCATCATGCCGAGAAGGCCGCCTATACTCCCCACAGTGCTCATAACGCCGTTCAGGCCGTTTCCCTGCTGCGTGGCCATGCCGGGCGCCTGCATCTGCTGGAAACCGGCGCCGCCGCCCCGCTGAGTAACAGGGGGCGTAACCGTTCCTGCGGGGCGGGAATACTGTCCCGTTGTGGCCGCGCCTATCTGCCCCTGCTGGAGGCCGTCCTGCCTGAGAAAGGGGTTGTTGTACTGCGTCATCATATTTCTTCTCCTCTAGCTTCCAAAAATCAGCCATGCCCACGAGCCCGTGCCCGAGCCCGCAAGCGTGAAAGTCATTTCTCCGCGGGTCATGGCAGAAAGGTGCCATGTCATGCCCGCCGCGTCCGCGTTGAGCGGAACAAGCATCGCTACACGACCAGCGCGGCACCGCGGATCCCTGACAGTCTTATCACCCGCTCCAGCCGTGAAAGTGCCCGTATTGAGTGTTTCGCCAGCGATAGCGCCGTTCACCGCGAGCGCTAAAGCCGTCATCTGTTCGGGTGTAGCCTTAGGATAAATCGCAACCTGCCGCGCCATTACATGCCTCCTTCAGGCTCAACCAGCGCTTCAACGCCGTGAGCATCACGCCATGCCGTACCGCCGCCCGGAATCACGACACGGGCCGACAGATAGTTAGTGCTGATGTGCTGATAGCAGACGCCATCCCTGCTTTGTGAGCGGAGAGGGCCGTATTTCGGCTGCTCCTGCTGTCTCGTTCTGTATATGGGGAGCGCTTTTGCGTCGCCTCTGTCCACGAGCGGCCGCAGGCCGTGCACCATCATACGGTCTCCGCCTATTTCCTGCGTCTCTATAACGGCTTCGAGCGGCTTCCCGTTCAGAACGCCCATGTACCCTTCTGCGTCGAAACAGCCCATCAGGGAGCGCCCAGTCATGAATGCCGGCATATCCAGCGAGCCGAAGGGAAGCGTATCCAGTGTGCCGTATTTGTCGAGGCCGTCCAGCGTTTCGCCGCGGGCGTAGTCACCGAACAGAGTTTGGACTGAAAGAACGCCATAAGACCATTTATCGAGGTCGTAGGAATAGATAAGTACTCTGTCCAGTACACCGGCTCCCGCCACCTTGGAGGGAAAAGCCCAGATGCAGATACGGTTTACGGGGTCATGCCAGCCGACGATTTCAGAAATCCGTGTGTGCTCAACCTGAGAGAAGAACCAGGTATCAATGCGCTCAATCCCGAGGGCTTTCGTAGAACTTCCGTCTGTAATGTACCAGCCATCATCGGAGAGGTAGATGCACCCAACCCCGAAATTAACAGGGCTTTTGGGCGCAAGGAGGCCGCGCACGGCGTCAATCTGCTTAAAGTTGAAAATATAGGGCGGCCCTACATAGGCCATACGCTGAACGGCCCGCTCAAGGAATACGATGCCGTCAGTCTGCCCTACGGCACCCATTACGGCCATAACGCGGCCGCCTTCGGGAAAATGCTGATAATCTGACTGTTTGGCTGCGGCGTCATCCGATCCGGGTTCCGGCCACGTGTCGGGGTCATCCATAGCCGACCACTGGATGCGCTGCCGGTTGCCCGTAAGGTCGCCGAGAACAAGAAATTCCTTCACAATCGCCATGCATTGAGCTGTAGGCGCGGCCGACACGACAGAGAAATCACCGAACCCGCCCGCGACAGTGGACTTATACGGGGTCGTCCCGTAGAGCATGTACATAGACGGGCCCCAGTTCGCGAAAACGCGGTTGGTGCTGACAGTCTCCGTGGTGAGCTTGGCTACCCATTCGCCCCCCTGAAGAGCATAAACAGGGCCAGCGGATGAGGCGGCAAGCGTAAGCAGGTCGCCGTTGACGTCGCGGAGCGTACAGGCCGCGAGGCACCGCCCGCCCGGCAGTTGGGGAAAAGAGAGGCGGGACACGCCCGGCAGATACCTGTACCCGCGTTTGCCAGGGATGACGTTGCGGGCTTCCGGCGCCTGCTGACCATTGAGCAGTACATCGTCCGGTTCCCACGCCCCGAATTGCAGAAGAACCTTTTTAGCCTGATTACTCACTCAATACCCCCCCCGTCTGCTGCGAAAATGTACCAGTACGCACCCATACGCCATTGGGGCTTTCATCTTCCGTCCATACGCCCGTGGCGCGGTTCTCCGGAGACCATGCCCAGCCGCGAAAATAAAAGCGCAGCTGTTGCCCTGTACCCCATTCATCAGGACAGGCAAAGAAACGCCCCCTGATATAACTAAAGGTTTCACCGCTCACGGCGCCGGCTGTTGCCGTGTACACGGCACCGCGCCTGTAGGTGAGACCGCCGCCTGACAGAATGGCGCAGGGGGCAACAGCGTTACCGGGCACCCACGCCCTGCGGGTGAAGAACGCGCCGTCAGTCTGTGCATGACCTTCAGGGGCATACCGTCTTGCGCGGATAAGCCTTTCACTTTCCCCCGACACGGCATTGAATACGGCGTCATCTCCGGCGATATAGGGATCATCCAGAGAGACGGCCCCCATACCGTCTATGTCAGCGCCGAAATAGCGGTCAAAATCTTCAAGTGTGAAGTCGCGCATTAGTCCAGAGTAAGTTTCAGGTCGCCGGCGTGGACAATAATTGTGTCATTGGCAGACAGTTCTTTAGCCGTGGACAGGGCACCGTACCATACGAGATTGCCGCTCGTAGCGGCGTCATACACGCCCCACGCAACCACGGTTCCCCATCCAGCCGTAGCCGTAGGAAATTCGATAGCGGCGGCATTAGTCATGCTGGAAGGGTCGCCGGATACCGGCGCCGCAAACGTGATCGCCTGCCTGGCATACGCTCCACCGGACACTTCCGTGCCGGCCGAACTATCAGTAGGCGCAGCCGTCAGTACGCCGAGGTAGTAAGTTTTTGCGGCCTTCACCAGTCCCAAAACATAAGTCTCTCCGTAATCTGTCAGGCTCATTATATCCTCCTCATAGGCCGCATGCTAATATCCTTAGGGTATCGGGCCTGCGTCTCCTGCTGGCTGATGTCCGCCACGGCCTGCCGGTAATACTGCGCCCACATGTCAACGGGCACGCTCCCGCGGGTGAATACCGCGGATTCGACAAGCGAGCCGTAGAGGTACAGGTCAGGATGCCGCAGCAGGATCTCATTGTCGGGCTGTTCGGCCCCGAGCGGCGGGATCTCCGCGTAGTAGGTCAGCTGGAGCTTGCCCGCCTGATCGGGCGTAGGCAGAACGAAAAGGTCATTAGCTTCAACGGTGAAGCAATACGGCCGGCCCGTCTTCTCCAGTAGAAGAGCGTACTCATCAGGGGATGCGTACCACAGGTTGACGCTTCCGTTTCCATCGGAAGGCGTCCAGACAATATCCCGCATCTCAAGAAAAACGTCCCACTGCCCCGGCACCCGTTTCATGGGTAAGGGCATCTGCCCCTGTTCCTTAGGTAAAGAGGCATGCGCCCTGTGCTCCATAGCGCGCAGGCGCAGCGTCCGGTTCCCGCGCTGTTCCCACATACGGATGAATACAGGGATGCGATCCGTCAGGTCCTCACGGCCGAGGTAGTCGGCTATAGCCGCCTTCAGACCCTCATAAGTCGTCAGGTCAGCCATTACACTACCTCATTTGTCGTCCTGAACGCCCTGTTCATCGGGTCATTAAGGAACTTCTTCATATCGTCAGGGTTGTTGAGAATATCGAGCCCCTGCGCCCTGGCAATGTCCACGGCGGCTACAGGGATGCTCGCTACTTTCCTGAAGGTCGGAGCAAGGCGGAAACCCTTAAAGCGGTCACGGTCACGGGCCGCCCTGTTCAGGCGCAGAATGTCCGTAACGTCCTGCTCGCGGAAGAGGCGGAAGTCGTCCGTCACATAGTCCGTCACGCCGTCATCGCGGCGCTCAAGGATTTGTCCGGCTTTCCCCTGCTGAAGATTGACGCTCATGTATCCTCCAGAAGGGGCCCGCCAGAAGGCAGGCCCCGGAAAAGCTAGGCGGCCTTCAGGTCAGCCAATACGCCGGAAGAGGCCTCGTTACGGGCCTCAAGAGTCGCTTCAGCCACGATAAAGCCCTTTTCAGAGTCGCCAGTTACGGCAAGGCGCTGTTCCTGGAACGGGCGCAGGTACGCCACCTTCCAGTATTCAGGGTCGAGAACGAAAGCGCAGGCCTTGGAGTAGGCCACATAAGCCTGAACCCTGTTCGGGACGAGCTTCAGAGCGCCAAAATCGGAAACGTAGACGTCGATGACGGCCGTAGCCTTCTTCATCTCCGCCTTTTCCATTTTTGTGCTTCCGCCGGTCAGCACCTCAGACATTTTAACCCTGATGTCCGGAGCCATCATAATTGTATTCGGATTGCCGCCGGCGTTGTAAATGCTGGTGAGCAGGGCTTTCAGCAGGGCCTCAGTCGGGACACGGGCCGTACCGGCCGTGCAGGTAGAAGAAGAAGTAGCGGCTGCGCCGGAAGTACCGCCGGCAAAGTTGGTGGTAAGCCAGCAGGGAAGGCCCGTCATCAGCCTGCCACTTGTGCTTTCACCGGCCGCAAGCTGGTTGCTCAGAAGGGCGAACTCCAGATCCTTCTTAATCTCTTTCATCCTGAGGGCCATCTGATGAGTGTACTGCTTGGTCACGCCGTTCTGAACAACGGCCTGCGCCGTGCCGGATACGCTCACGGCCTTCATCAGAATCTGGGTCTTGTTGCTCAGTTCCGTAGTGTTGGAGCCGGCGAAAGTGGTAACGTCAATGCCTTCTTTCTGCGCGTTGGAGCCGGGGGCCGTCAGGGCGTCCGTCTGCCACTCATGCAGGGTCTGGGACGCAGTAGTACGGCCGCACATCGTCAGAAAGGGCGTGTCCGTAGGGGACACATCAAAAATCAGTTTGGAAAGATCGCGGGGCTTGCCGTTGATATTGGCATCCTTAACCTGTCCGCTTACTACAGCCATAAGTTAATCCTCCTAGTCCATGGCCGCGAGAGCGGCCGCAAGTGCATCTGTACTGTTCGGGTTCTTGTAAAATCTGGCGAACGCCTGTTTCTGGACGGAAGCGGTATCGTCCTTCACGCCGGAAGGGGCCTGTACTTTTGGTGCTTCCGCGACTTTCTGCGCGGCGGCGGCTCGGGCTTTCTCCATCTTGTCGTAGAGCATGGCCTTCGTCACCAGCTCCAGCTCGTACCCCTTGGACAAGCTGTTGATAGCCTTGTCCGGAACGCCCGCGTCCTTCATGTACTGGTAGACTTCCGCCGTGTACGTTTTGCCGTCGTAGCCGTCCCCGATAAGGGCACGGATTTTTGGTTCAACGGTCTGATACTCAGCGGAGAGGGCCTGCTGATATTCCTGCGCCCTTTTAGCTTCTACAGCCTGCGCCGTCTGCCTGATACGGGCGCCGAGCGCCTGCACGGCATCCGTGCGCTTCTGAACTTCACGCGCCATTCTGATGTACTCAGACGGGTTCTGTTCGCTCAGGGCCTGCCAGTCGATACCGGCATACTCAGCCTTGACGAGCTCATCTATGAGCTGATTTGCCTGCCCGAGAAGGGCAGCCGCGGCGTTGACCTGATTGTCACGGTCCGCGCGCTCATTAAGGACGGTCTGCCGCTCCTGCGCCATGGCCTGTGCATGGGCTTCCGCCATGGCATGCACGGCAGAGCGGGCATCAGGGGCAAGTTTGCCCCAGGTATCAGCGTTAAAGCCTTCCGGCATGGGGACTTCGGCCTGTTCAGCCGGGGCGGCCGGCTGCCCCTGCCCCTCATCTCCCCCGTCCTGCCCGGCGTTATCGGGGCGGTCATCCGGATTGGGGGCATCATTTCCGGAGCTATCCCCGGTGGCGTTATCATCCCCGTTCAGAGCGGAGGCTATATCGTCCACACTCTCAAGAGGGGACGGTTCAGTGGAAGCGGGAGAAGGGGTGTCCTTGATGGCCGTATCCACGGCCTGATCTTCGTTCGCCATAACTTAACCTCTACATAATTTTTTGATTTTATTCAACATTTGTAGGAACACGTTGTCTTTGGTGGAAAAAGCCACATCCTCAAGCGTTTGAAGAAGGCAGGCCTGCACCCTGTGGAGCGCCTGCAGGTCACGCCACAGGGCTTCACGTTCTCTGGGGGACTGTTCCCCCTTCCAGCGGGAGCATATGCCGTGCTCCACCTTTTTCATGGCCCCGATAAAAACTGGGCTCGTAAGAATGCGATACGCCATTTCCGCGTTTTCTCTGTCTTTCTGTGTGACCGTCATACGGACTGCTCCCTTATGTCAGTAAGGCCGGGCCCTTTTTGGCCCTGCATAAGGCGTGCGTAATCGAGCTGCTTTTCTAGCTGCATTTCCTGCGCTTTAAGCGCGGCGTTCGCCTGCACTTTAGCGGCCTGCACGGTAGCGTCAGACTGCACTTTTGCGGCCTTGCCGGACGCGTCATTCTGCGCCTGCGCCTGCTTAATCTGCATGTCGAGCTGCGCTTTCTGGAGCGCGGTTTGCGCCTTGACCTTCTCCACCTGGACTTTTGCCGCGGTGAGCGGGTCCATGCCCTGCCCGGCCTGTTTCTGCTGGAGAACAAGCTGCTCAGCCCGTTTCGCGTCCTCTTCCGTCCCGAAGAAGCGTTCCGGCGCTTCCAGCCCGGCCGCCTCCACCATCTTATGGCAGGTGTAGATCACGTTGCTTAGGCGCACGGGAGACGCTGTACTCAGCTGCGCAATAAAGGACTGCTGAATCTGGAGTATCTGCTGATAAGCGGCAAGCATCTTCTGCCTGCTGCCTGTGCCAAGCCCCACGGCTACGGATATATCCATGTCCGGATCCCACTTGCGCGGGTCAAAATTCATGAAGCGGCCCTTTAAGCGCACCTGCACGGCCTTGTCATGGTAACGGTGCAGGAGGTTCAGCACGTACCGCCCCAATGGCTTGAAAAACATCTCTGCATACACTCTTGCTATCATCTCAAGGCGCTGGTTAATCGCCTCTTCCATGATAGATGCCCCCGTGGCGGTATTCTGGAGAGTATCAGCGTCAAGGCTTTGCGTGCGGGACGTGACGCCGGAACGCCGCTCTACGAGCTGATCCGTCAGCTGGAGGCCCTGCACGGCCTCACTCGCCGAGCTGTTCACCGGAAGCGGCGTAATAGAGGCGCCTCCACGCACACGGTACAGAGCGCCGGGTTTGCGTGACAGAAGCGAATCAATATCAGCCCATCCAGTTTGGTTAGGCCCGTAGTCGACTACGAGCTCACCGGAGTTGGCGTAGCTCAGGGCGTCCAGATACGAGCGCGTCAGGTCAGTACGCAGGTCCTGTACATCGGCTACGAGGTCAGCGAGGCAGAGCCCCACCACCTGATGCGGCATTGGGACAGAACAGGCGGCGAAAAGCGGCGCGCGGTACAGCGGCCACTCTTCCACAGAAAGGATCTTCGTGTCAGAGCCATCGCCTACGTATACGACCTTAGCCTTTTCGGCCATGCCGTCGCCGTTCAGGTCGACGTCCAGCCACGCTTCATAGACTTTGAAGCGCCTGTTTTCGAAACTTCCAGTTTCATCCGTGTCGTCAGAGGCGGAGTTGACACGCTGGCCTATGCTCTTCTCTTCGGGGTCATCATCTGCCCCGTAGACGGGGAGATCCTCCAGCGTCTCGCGCCTGTATCCTTCCTGCATGAGCTGTGTAGCCGTCCTGACTTCCCAGTGAGCGATAAAGCGTGCATGCTCCACATCCTCAGCTTCAGAGGATACCAGGACGTTCTCTGACGGCACCGGGTCAAGGCGCACGTCATGCGTGACCGTCTTTGTGCGCACGGTCACGGCGCAGGCCATGCCGCCCGGCATGGACGGATCGGGGTACTGTTCCACCTCAGCCATGCCCCCACAGGCCTCTGTGTCGACAATCATGGCCTGCGCTTCCTGCACGGAAAGGCCGGTGAAGCGCTCCATAGTCTGATGCTCTTCCCGCGGCGCGTGCGCGAGGCACCACCCGACGCGCTGATACAGGCCGTCCTTTAACGTGTCATGGATAAGACGGAACATGCTGCGCCCGAAAACCACCTGATTTACATAAAGTGTGGCATCAGCGGCGGCCTGCTCCTGCGCGGGCGTGCGAGGCTCAAAGCGGATAATTTCATCACCACCAGCGAAGACGCGCATAAGCCCAGGCATCGCCCACTCTATCGTCTCCATCACGGTACGGTCTACGTAGGTAGAGAGGCAGCGTTTTTCGCGGTCATCGTCCACGCCGTACCCATAGCCCAGATAGCGCTTTTTGAGCTTCGCGCGGTCGCTGGATAGCTGCCCGCCCGGCGTACCTATGGCGGAAGCGCTCTCCCTGATGATAATCTTGCGTACCTTATCTTCGATGTCTGTCAGCATATGGTAAGTCTTGTCCCCCGTCTCAGGGGCTCCATAGCCCCCGTATCTGTGCGGATGAAGCCAACGGCTGCATACCGCATGGCGTCCGCACCGTGAGAAGTCCAGTCGTGGAGCGGCTGCGTGCGGAAGCACTGGTGCTCCTCGTCGTACTCTCTCTGATAGCCCCACAGGGCGGAAAGCCCCTGCGCGCACTTATCCTTATCGATGTAGGAGCAGGCCAGCACCTGCCGGACGCTCTCTATGCCGTCCATGACGGGCAGCTGCGGCGCGGCGGTGAAGCCGATGCCCAGCCGGCGGGCCGTCTCAAGGCGGGTTACGCCCGTACCAAGTTCACGTACTGCGATGTCGTGCGGCGCTATGTGCTGGCCGTAGCGGTAGCCTTTCTTTGCTAGGACTTCCGCGTAGTGCATGAGCCCCTCGCCGGAGGCCTCGTAGTAGTCGATGAAGCGGTACTGCCCGCGGGAGGTGCCATCATTCAGCCACTGGAAGAACCAAACCGCGGTACTGTCGGCCATGCCGAGGTCCCACGCCGTATGCACAAGCAGTGTCGGGTCTACCGGCACCGAGCCGATACGGCCGGCGCTTTCCGCTTCCTGAAGGATCCGCCCGTAGTAGGAGCCCTGCGCCACGAGAAGCGGGTTCCCCTCCCACACGCAGTCGTACTTGTCAGGGTCCGTCGCCTTGCAGTGCTCCATCTCCTGACGGAGCACGTCAGGGAACCACGGGTTATCCCGCCACGTCACCTTGCGGACATAGGATCCGGGCGGCGGCGTATGGACTATCCAGCGCTGCCAGACGGGAGCGTGCACCCTGTTCGGGTTGAACGATATCCAAATTTCCGAGCCCGCCGTGCGCATGGTAGGGATAAGCAGGTCAAGCGACCGCTCCGATACCGTCTCCGCCTCCTCTATCCAGCAGTGGGTAAGTCCCTCATATGACTTAATCTTCTCTGGGGAAGTCCGGAGGCCGGAGAAGATAAAGAGCGAGCCATTACGGCCGCGTATCTCGCTGTCGGTCGACGTGTAAAAGTCGTCCATGCCGAGGCGCTGTATCTCATCATCCAGGAGGCGCTTCACGCTATCCCTGATGCTGTTCTGCACCTCACGGGCGCACAGGCACCGGATAGGACGGCGCCGCCCCTCTATCAGCAGAGCAGACGCAAAGGCGCGGCTTTTGCCGCCACCACGGCCTCCGTAGAAGACCTTGTACCGGTGAGGCTTGAAGAGCTCCTCGAAGGCTTCAGGGAAGAAGGCGTTCACCCGCTGGACTACTCTGTCTTCTCTGCGCACTTTTTCGGCCTCCCGGCCCTCTTGTGCGGGCGCACGAAAGTAACCCTGATAGCCTGCTCAGTCTGGATCGGCGCGCCGTCGGGGCCGGAGCACTCTATGTGGGTAGTCTCCCTGTACCCCAGCCGCGTCTTGAGAAGGAAAATCATCATGCGCACATCGCCGCCCATGGCCATTTGGTAGGCAGTCTTGGCCAGGCCCTCTGCGGCCTCAGCCATGCCGGCGTCCAGCTCAGGACGGTAGTACTTGACAAGTGTCCCCGTCGTGACGCCGATCTGCACGGCTATGTCGTACTGCCTCACGCCGTACTTCGCCAGAGCGCGGACTATCGCCCGTTTCTCGTCTGTAGGGATATGCTCATCTCTCATCTGTCATACATCCTCTTTATGAGGCGGAAGCGCAGGGCATCCAGCAGCATGCCGCCGCTGTTCCCGGCGATACCGCACAGTCCCACAAGGGCTATATCCGGCACCTTGTCCGCGAGAAGGGAGAAGGCCAGCACGCCGCAAAAGGCTGACACGACTATCTGTGTCAGCAGGTCGAGCCAGCCGCGGACGCCCTTCCGCAGGACGCGGACGACGCCGCCCACGAGGCCGAAAGCGGCACCCAGCGCGCACAGTTCCAGGAGTTCCCACCATCCGCCGAGGTCATGCATCACGGCCGCCTCCCCGTATCTTTTTCAGGTAAGCGTCTTTGGACGCCGACCCGAGACTGGAGCCGAGGTAGTACTGGACGACGGCGCCGAAGGCGGAAGCGAGCGTACCTAGGAGCATCAGCCCCGCATCTCCGAGCTCGGCTTTGCCGCCGTGGAGGACTGCCCACAGCATCACAAAAAAGCCCACCGTCACTATGCACGCCACTATGGAGGTAGCCCAGCTGGCACCGTGGCCGGCCTTAGCCAGCTCGACTTCCCGGTCGCGTGCGCTCATCCGGTCGGTGAGCTCAGCCTGCACCTGGTCTCTCTGCCACTGAAGGAGCTGCGCCTGCTGCTGGATCTCGAGGTCCTTTAGCTTCAGAAGAAGGTCGGGGTTTTGTGCTATGGTGCGCTGCACGTCCGCCGGGTCAGGCTCACACCCGAGTGCGGAAGCTATCAGCGAGCCGGCCGCCCCAGCGATAGCACCCACGGGGCCGCCGAGGACACTCCCCAGCACGGGCGCCGCCTTGGCCACGGCGCGGCCGACGTCCGCCCACTCCATCAGAGAAGCTCCTGCAGAAGGCGGCCTTCCGCGGCGCGGCGTCCCAGGTACTCACCGCCCCAGCCGTCACGGTCAAGGAGCGCGGCAGAGGCTTTCCGCCAGTCACCGCGGCGCAGGGCCGCCAGAGTGACGGGAGCGCGGCGCTCAGCACCACGCACCCCGCACTGATAGAGGAGAGAGAAGACGACGGCCTGCACCTGCCACGGCAGGGAGGCGTAGGGCAGCGTGTGCCGGCCGCGGTTCCACCACGGCACGACGACATCATCCATGTAGCCGCGGTGCTCGGCATCCGTGAGCTCGCGGGCCTGCTCGGGGGTCAGGGTGAGCGGGCGGTTGCGCAGGGCGCGCAGAGCGGCCCCACGCTGGAGGCCTATATATATAGGGATAGCATCCATCGTGCCATCCGACACTCCCCAGCGTCTCAGCTGGCTGACTGTCTGCTGCCCGAGGTCGACGCCTACACCCACGGTCACACCCGAGGCGCCCATAGCCTCGTAGTCCGTCACGGGCGCGCGGCCCGTGTAGTTCGCCGTCCCGCCGGACAGACGCCGGCACGGGATGTAGCCCGTACACGTCAGGGCCCCCTCTACCGTCTCAAGCCACCGGAACACCTTTTCATACTGAATCGACATTTTTGTAACTTCCTGCAATCGACTTTCTACATTTTGGTAACTTTTTATAGAACATATGTCAAAGAATTGGCACTTACGCAAGGAAAAAGTTTTTTGAAAAAGTGTTGACATTTTTTCAGGGAAAGCTTACCTTTTTTTTAAGGGAAGCGGGGGAAAACACGCTGCCCTAGGCAAAAAAAGTTTTGAAAAGTTGTTGACAAAAAGATTAAAAAGCGTAAAGTGCTTTTCAAGAGAGAGAGAAAAAAAAGAAAAAAGCTTCTCTCTCAAAAAGGAGAAAAAAGCTATGACCACCACTACCGAAAAACTCATCACCGCCCTTGAAGAAAGGGGCTTCAAGCACTGGGCTAAGGGAGACAAGGACCGCATGTACGTAGACGCCGAGACGCTGGGCCTCAAAGTCCAAAAGTACGGCTCCGGCGCTGTAAAACGCGCGGAATGGCAAGGGGAGAAGCTTTCCAACCGCGAAGGCGCATCCATGCTTCATGCTAAGACATATCTTGATCTCAAGGATATGTCCGTCCATAGCGACGACAGCGACCTTTCCGCCGCCGCAGAAGCTATCATCGAAGAGGTCCGCGCCAGCCTCGAAGAAGAGGAAAAGAAGGAAGGAAAGGAGACAGCTATGCTCACCGACACCGCCATCACCGCTATGCAGGAGCTCTACCAGGGCATCAGCTACGACGCCCGTATGGACTACTGCACAAAAGAGATGGCCCAGAGTATATGCCGGCACACGCTCGCAAAAGAGGCCGAAAGGCGAGGTGTCGCAGACCCCAGTATGATGAACCCCGCCACGGGGTCTGTAGACAAGCTCAGTGGCTGGATGTGTGACTATATGGAGCTCACCCCCGAAGAGTGGAGTGGGCATTACTTCACAGACGCCGGACTTATCGAAGTCCGCAAGGGCTCCGCCGGCGCATGGGAAGAAGCCGACGACTAGCACAGAAAAGACCCCTTACGGAGCCTACGCACAAAAGGAGAAAAGCCATGATCTACATCAGCAATACCGGTCCCCGCTACTACACCAAGGCCATAGAGGCGCCCCATGAGTAAGGGCGGAGCCCGTGAAGGGGCCGGACGCAAGCCATCCCCGAGGGCGGCCGTCCAGATACGACTACACCCTGAGGACTACGAAGTACTGAAGAAGGCCGCTGAGGCGGCTGGGCTCAAGCCCTCCACTATGGCTAGAAAGATAATTCTTGCCCACCTGTACGCGACAAGATAAGCGAAGGCCCCGCACACGCGGGGCCTGTTCGCTGGTGGCGCTGTGTTAAAAATCTACGCTGTTCTTCATTCGGAAGATAGCGGCTGCCGATGCATAAGCCGCTCTGATGCTGTTAAGCAGACAGGATATATGACTGCCAGCCGAGGCGTACAGGGCTTCTTTTTCGGGCGAAAGAATCATTTTTCTTCCGCCTGGGTTTGCCACGATAGGGATGGCAATTTCAAGATTTTTTGCCAGAGAGGCAATTTTGTTCAGGTCATCAAAAATCAGCTTGCCGCTCTGATATGCCTTGTCATCCACGACAGGGAGTTCAAGGGACGAAGTTTCTTTTTTCTTTGCCGGACAAGCTCCGTCGAGGCAATTCTGCGCAATACTGATTGCGGCAGGTATCCACGCAAGGGGAAGCTCGTGGGGGTGGGCAACCCCAAATCGAGAAGTAATCCGTGACCACAGCACCACAGAGGCCTTTCCGGTAAGACGGCTCCAGGCATCGACAATGCGCCGCAGAGGTTCCCTGTCAGCAGGTGTGGACAACGTAAGACCTTCGGGGGAAAGCCCGGGGTATTTTTTGCGTTCGGCGCGGCCCTTCGTCCAGTAGTCCCAGAGGGCATCATCACATTCGTTCTGGTAGAGCTCGATTTTCTCTCTGAGTTCCAGACGAACCTTCTTGGGGTTGATGGAGGCCATGAAGGCGGGGAGCTTGCGGACGGGCATACACAGGGTCTCCTGATCGCCACCTTTTGAAGGTGTGGTCATCATGACCACACCCCAGCGTTCCTTGTTCGCATTAAGCTTGCGCGTCTGCGTTTTCCAATCAAGCCCAAGGTTTTCAACGATTGGACGCATGGAGGTATAAGGCTGACTCTGGAACGTGACGCAGTAAATCGTGTCGCCGTGGAACTGCACCGGCTGCATAACTGTGGCCATGATAAAACCTCTCAGATTTTTTCTATTGGCCTTTCGCAAAACGCAAAAAAGGCCGGGAGCTAGAAACCGTCTGAGAACGGCAGGCATATTCCCCTTGTGGGTCTTCTATTAGCCTACTCCCGGCCTGATAAGCCGATAACAGATCCACACTTTTCAGGTGCATGGATCAAAAAAGCCAGTCAAACGGGACTGACAGCCGTCTCAGATGGAGTTTCTAGGCTCCGTGGCCTAAGTGGTACCCCATGGAGGCGTGCCCCGCCAAGAGCATGAAAATTTTTTTACATATGCTTCACTCGATCCGCTTCCTCGGCGCGCTTCGCGTCGTTGAAACGGTCCAGCGTGCCGACAAGGTACATAAATGGACTGTTACTTGCCCCGTAGGGCCTCCGGCGTTCAGTCTCTGCATTCCGATAAGATACCGTCCATCCGCGGATGTAAGCGCGGCGCTTTTTCAGCCTCGCCCTGTACTGTTCAGCCCCGCCCCCGAGACGTTCCGCAAGAAGGCGTGCCGCCGCACACAGACTGGGAGCTGACATAGTCTCTCCATCTCTGGAGAGAGTGACACCTACGCTGATGCGTGCGTTCCACGCCTGGCAGTTAGCGATGCACCGGCTGATTGTCGCTGCACTCAGGGTGCGGTTACGCATCTGCTGGGAACGGGTTACATATCTCAGGTTGCTGTAGTGGTTGTTATGCGAATCGCGGTCGATGTGGCCGGCCTCCATACCTTCCGGGCACGGCCCGAGCCAACATTCCGCGACAAGACGGTGGATCATATGCCTGCGCACTTTCCTTACGCCATTCAAAGTACAGCACGTCCATGCAGCGTAGTAACCTGGGTGGGAATGGTGCGTGTCGAGTTTGATTGCAATCTGCTTTTTGCTCTTTGCGTTGCGCATGATGCGCCCGTCTTCGCTGATCTCATACAGATATTTTAAGGACGGTATTTTTCGAAACTCAAGGTTTGACTGTGTCATCTCTTGATCCCCATGCTGGAATTATTTGATTTCTGCTCCATTTGCTGGACGCCACCAGCATAAAGCCGGGAATATCCCGGACAGCCGGATGTTTTCAGGCTTGCCTGTCAGCAACCTGTGATTCTTCTGATGCGCTCGAACTTCACGCCCTTGCCTACGAAAATGTGTTTATTTGGCATGTTAATACTTTTCATTTTTCAGCTCCTTCACGATTTTCAAAAGTTGGCGGTTGCAGTGCCGGCACATACGGCCGCAGAGGATGCTCCACCCGCGCGCGGCTTCCGCGTCGTCCCCGTCTACGCTTTCGGGGCCTGACATCCCGCAGGAGGGGCAGGCGACAGTGCGCCCGCCCCCGTCAGTATCGGCAAGGTAGACGTCGGGGCAACCGCAGTAGGGGCATGAATGCATTTTCACGGCGCGTACTAGTCGGCGGCGATATTACAAATAAGCCCGAACCCGAGCACGACAAGGGCAAGCCCCAGTATTGACGTAAGTAATCCAGAGTTGGCAAAACAAAGAATCCCGAGCCCGATCAGGAAAATAGCAGTATACAGTATAAGCGGAAGTAATCCACACGCAATCAGCGCAATAAAACACCAAACAATCAAACAAAAAAACACAAAACCAAGAATAATGCTAAACATATTAACACCTCCAATGCCAAGAATTATACAACAGCCAAAAAATAACACAAAAGGAAAAAACACTGGCCGCCATGCCGAGTGAAAGGATCATGACACGTCCTCCAGTCTCAGCATCCCGGGCTCACGCTCACGCTGGAGGGCATCCCACGTACGCGGAGACAGCCAGAGGCATTCTTTCGTCTTTTGATTCTTGAATGTATGGTGCTGGTGCGTCTCCATATACCAGCCGGCCAGCTCATCAGCGTACAGCCTGTTCTCGTATCCAGACAGCACTACATACCCGCTGACCTTTTTGAAGGCGCCAAGCATGGCCTTCTGGTCAACGTCAGCTCTGTATCTGAAGGAATACCCGCAGTTATATGGCGGATCCAGATACCACAGCGTATCGGGAGAATCATAGTGCGGGATTAGCTCCAGCGCGTCTTTATGCTCTATGACCACAGAACGGAAACGCTCCGCAATCTCACCCATTTTTTTAACGTGGTTTACAAAAACCTGCGCGTTTTTTCTGATTTTTTTACCGTCGGAGGCAAACCCGGACCGGCTTTCGGAAACCGCCATTCTCATGCCGACCCCCATACCCGCCCGGCACACCAGAGCGCGCGCCCTCTCTATGTCATCACCTTCCGGCATGGGGTAGAAGCTATAGTACTCTTCTCTGGCGTACGGCGTCAGCTTCAGCCGCCGGATAAGCTCCGCGGCTTTCTCCTTGTCGCGTAGCACCCTGAAAAAGTTAACTAAATCGCTGTTCAGGTCGTTATACACCTCCAGCGGCGAGGGCGTCTTGTTAAGAAGAACGCCAGCTGCGCCGCCGAAAGGCTCAATATATATCTTATGCCTGGGGAAACACGAAATGACCCATGAAGAAATTTTCACTTTCCCGCCGGGATATTTAAACGCCGTCAGCACTTTTCCTTCCTCCAGTCCCCCCGGCAAAAGCGCCAGACGACACAGAGCAGGTCAAGCGCTTCATCCATGACGCGCGCCTCCCCCTGATTCTTGTTGAGCGCCTGACAAAGTTCCCCGTACTCTTCACCGATGACGCCGACTCCCTGATATATGCCGTCGGAGAAGTCGGGATGCTTTATCTCCGCGGCCTTCACGCGGTCGGCCAGCTTCAGCAACAATGAGACATCGAGTTCCCTTGATCCCAGCCTCCCAGAAGGGGTGACAAAAGTGATAACATTACAGCTCATTGCCATCCTCCCGGCCCGTCTTCGGGGCTATACGCCCCGGGGCATAGTCCACACCGCCAACGCGCTCGCATCCGGACATAGCGGCAGCACACTCAGCACCGCAGGCCGCGTATCCGGCAATGTCCACCCAACTGTCTGTGTGCCGGGGATTCCCCTCCACGCGGGCGAGCTTCAGGAGGATCATCATGGCGGCCACATCCGCGGTGGAGATGTCGCACCCGGTGTAGCGGCTCCACAGGGCCGCGATAAGGGCGAAACTATCTTCGGGGTGCCCGTATTCACGGGCCCGATCTGTCAGTACGGCCTTGCCGGCTGCGTCGAGGCACTCTTTCCTGGTCATATTTTTATCTCCTTTTGTTCAATTTTTTGTCCGCGGCTCCATGCCGCGTAAAGACTGATACCTAGGCGGACGGCTGTCTCCGCCCATGGGGCGCCCTCCTGTCTCAGAGAGACAAGCAGGTCATCCATCTTCTGCGTCCATCGGATCCTGGCTTTTCTCCGCGTAGTCCGGACGGGCACAGCGCCCTCACTCTGGAGGACGCCCCACCGGAACCGGGCCTCTTTTTTGGTGCGCTCGCACAGGCGGCCTATAGTAGCCCACGAGTAGCCAGCCCCCACCAGCTGAACCAGAAGGGCGTCTCTGTGCGGCGTCCATCCGTATGTACGGTGGCTATCTGTCGACATGCCGCCTCCGCAGTCTGCCGCTCAGGGCATCCAGTCCAGCCCCGAGCAGTACGCCCAACGCGAGCGAGACCAGGCACAACGCTAAAGACATCCCAACACGAGCGGCGCAGAAGACCGCTGCAACCACAGCCACAGTCACAATCACCAGCCCAGCGGCCATCAGCCGGAATGCCTTTTTACTCTCTGTGCTATTCATATACCCTCCAGACGCCCAAAATC